CACAACTACCCGAAGAACTCAAGAAGTACGCCAAGTATGTAGACAAGATTTTTACATATGAGGGAAAGCGCATCGTCGAGCAACGTCTGGCTATTGACAACAATTTTAAACCGACGAAATGGATGGCTAAAAACGTGTGGTGTAGAGGCATCATAGATATAGGTGTAGTTGGTTCAGAGAAGGCTTACCTACTTGACTGGAAAACAGGGAAGCGTAAACCTAGTTCAGACCAGTTGATGTTATTCGCTGCGTTAGCGTTCATCCACTACCCCTGGATAGAGAAAGCCGTATGTGGGTTTGTCTGGCTAAAGACGTATCAATTTGATAAAGAGGTTTACACAAAAGAACAAATACAGGATATATGGGGGGAGTTCCTGCCAAGAGTTGATCGACTAGAGATAGCGTTCAACGAAGATAAGTGGCAAGCGAAGCCATCGGGGTTATGTAAAAACTGGTGTCCTGTCGGTAAGAAATTATGTGACTTCTGTGGAGTATAGTTATGGGTATGACACCAGAAGGTAAAGTAAAGAAGAAAGTTAAAGAATATCTAGCAACTACTGGCGCATGGTATTACATGCCAGTATCAAATGGTATGGGACGAGTAGGCTGCCCGGACATACTTGTATGCTACCAAGGTCATTTTTTGGCTTTTGAAGTTAAACCACCGGGCAAGATAAAGAATACAACAGCAAATCAAGATAGAGAAATCGCAGGTATTAACAAAGCGAATGGTATTGCTATTGTAGTTGATAATGTTGAACAAGTTAAGGAGGTTATAAATGCCAAAGACATCAGCTAAGTCGTTAAAAACCAAAGCGACGTACAACAAGAAAAAAAGCGTTCAAGATAAAAGAGTGCTTCAAAACAAAGCACGACGCCACGCACTAAAGAAAGGTACCGTTAAGAAAGGCGACGGTAAAGACGTACACCACGTAAAGATGCTAGCCAAAGGTGGTAGTGGAAAGGATTCAAACACAAAAGTGGTTAGTAGGAAAACAAATAGAGGGTGGAGAAAGAAAAACCCGAAGGTATACAAGAAAGGAAGAGCATAAATGGGAGCGAATGATAGGCAGGTCAGCGGTAGTCATTACCAGACTGAGATACAGCCTTGGGACTTCATAATAGCGAATGGGCTTAACTTCCTCGAGGGCAACATCGTTAAATATGTAATTCGACACAAGAAAAAAGGTGGGCTTAATGATTTATACAAGGCGCAACACTATATAGACAAACTAATCGAGGTAAATAAAAATGCTGGTATGGAGAGAGAAGAAAGCGTTACTACTGAAACTTAGAGAGCCTGAGCGGGTTCTAAACATTGTACCAACAGCAAAGAGAGTAACGTCGCATGGTGTAGAGTACGTAGCTGTACCACATCGTCTCGACGAAACAAGAATTTTGCGCGGCTTAGGTCATGACGCACCGTCGCCTATTAGGTACCATTACAGTTGGCCGGGTAGATTCGCACCGTTCTCAGCACAAAAAGATGCGGCGGCATTTCTTACGACTCATAGCAGAGCGTTCAACCTAAGTGAACTAGGAACTGGTAAATCATTAGCGTCGTTGTGGGCGTACGACTTCTTGAAACAAAAAGGTAAGATAGACAAAACACTAATCATAGCCCCACTATCCACACTGGAAAGGACTTGGGCAGATGAAGTATTCAATCATTTTCCTCATCTAACGTGTGCTGTGCTACATGGTACTAGAGAGAAAAGACTGAAATTGCTACAACAAGACGTAGATATATACATAATCAACCATGACGGAGTATCCATCATAGAGAAAGCACTGCGCCTAAGACCGGACATAGACTTGGTTATGGTAGATGAAATAGCCCAATGCGCACGCAATGCCAGTACCGATAGATGGAAAACCCTTAACACAGTAATAAACAAACACAAAGTAAAGCGTTCCTGTTGGGGTATGACTGGAACACCTACACCTAATGCACCAACTGATGCTTGGGCACAATGTAAACTGCTAGTGCCAGATAAAGTGCCACCGTACTTTAACAGATTTAAGATGCAAGTAATGAGGCAAGTAAGTCAGTTCACTTGGATTCCTAAGCCCGAAGCGACGGACGTCGTAAAAGAAATTATGCAGCCGTCGGTAAGGTTCACCAGGGATGAGTGCATAGACTTGCCACCTGTTATGTATGAAACGCGGCTCGTTGATTTAACCAAGGAACAGGCTAAAGCCTACAAAGAGATGATGGTTAGGTTGCAGACTCAAGCAGAAGATGGGGCTATCACGGCAGTCAACGAAGCAGTCAAGATGGGTAAGTTGATACAGATCGCATGCGGCGTAGTGTACGCCGACGACGGTTCAGAGTTCACCATCCCGTCTAATCCCCGTATCCAAGAAACAAAAGACATTATTCACTCAGCGGAAGGTAAGGTTATAGTATTCGTTCCTTATGTATCGTCAGTCAATATGGTAGCAGAAGAACTGAGGAACCACTTCACAGTTGAAGTTATTCATGGACGAGTGAAGAAATCCGAGCGTGACCGCATATTCAGCGAGTTCCAGAAAGGGAAAGACTTAAAAGTTATCGTCGCTCAGCCAGGTGCGATGTCACACGGCTTGACATTGACGGCGGCAAGTACCATCATTTGGTACTCATGTGTTACATCTAATGAAATATTTGAACAAGCCAACGGTAGAATCAGTAGACCGGGGCAAAAAATGAATAATTTTATCATCATGCTTGAAGGCACAAAAGTCGAAAAAAGAGTATATACAAGGCTCAAAAACAAGCAAAAAATGCAGGGTGCATTACTCGCTGAAATAAAAGCGCAAAGAAGTAAAGTAATGTCTTGACACCCAATATAAACTAGTGTAATATTGTACTCTTCTGAACTTATACGAGGGGACTTGTACTTATATGAAATTACTTAGACCGGATGAAGTTTCGGAAAAATTAGGCATCAGTAAGGGGGCGTTACCTGCTCTACGGAGACGTGATAATAGCTTCCCCCTACCCATCAGGGTATCCCAAAAAGTGTTACGTTGGGACGAGGCCGATATCAACGAATGGTTATCTAATAAAAAGGAGAGCATAGATGGCGAAAGCAAATGATATGGACGATGCCACATTAGTGAAATTGTTCATCGCATTACGTGACCGGAGGGCAAGACGCAAAGCGGACTACCAACTGGATGACGTAGATGATAGAGAGAAGCAGGAAAAGATAGAAGTTGAGTTCCTTAAACGTTTCAATAAACGTGGGATAGACAACGTATCTGCTAGAGGTATAGGGACTGCATACAGGTCGGTGCGAGCATCGGCAAAAGTTGCTGACTGGGATAGTTTACTTGAGTTTATTAAAAAAGAGGGCGCTTGGGAAATGTTAGAGCGTCGTGTAAGTAAAGTAGCCGTAGAGCAATTTAAAGCCGAAACCGACGACCTGCCCCCCGGTGTAGATTGGGGTGAAACGCAGGTTATTAATTTTAGACGTAAATAGAGAGGTACTATATATGAGTGACATGGTTCAAATAAAAGCAGGAGGGCTACCTGCTCACCTGAAAGGCAAAACTAAAACCACTAATTTATTCGCTGCAGCAGTAGCGGTAGGTGGTTTTCCGGTAATTTCAATTAAGGGTAAGGTATTCCATATCCAACGTGGCGACGAACGACAACTTGTCACCAAGGTAGGTACCGACGACGAACCGGCGGCGTCACTAGAGGTAGTTATACTATCTGTAAACCCTAATAAATCAAAAGTCTACTACGACAGTGGTTTTGTAGAAGGCAGTGTTGCTAAGCCAACATGTTATTCAAACAATGGCACGGCACCGGCGACAGATGCTGAAGAACCGCAATCTAAAAAATGTAATGTTTGTCCTCACAACCAGTGGGGTTCACGCATAACAGACAGTGGGGCTAAAGGTAAACTGTGTGGAGATTCTATGCGCTTATGCGTATCAGCGGCAGGGATGCTTAACGACCCTATGTTGCTTAGAGTCCCTGCGGCAACGCTTAAAACACTAGGTTTATACGGTTCTCAACTTTCCAAGCGTGGTGTAGAGCCTCAGTATGTTGTTACTAAAGTTGGTTTCGATTACAACGTGGCACATCCTGCGCTAACATTCAAAGCCGTTCGCTTTGTTGAGGAAGAGGAGTTGGCTCTAATTGAGGAAACACTTGTAGATGAAGGTGACTTAATAGACCAAATCACTGGTGTGACTGAGAAACCTAGCCTTAGTGTAGAACCAGTGGGGGAAACCACACCAAAACCCACACCTACAAAAGCAAAAGCAAAAAAACCTAAACCTGCTAAAAAGGAAGTTAAAGAAGTCAAAGATGATGAAGTCGATGAGGCTTTAGACAACTTAGACTTCGACGACTAAACGTTAGACCCGGGGTACGCCCCGGTTTTTCTATGAGAGAGGTGGTTATGTCAGAGGCCCAAGACCATGAGGTAATAATCCTCTCTCACCAACTTAGGCAGGGACAGGATGGGGACTCAACAATTTTTAGATTTAATATTGCCCGACGAGGGGGACAAAATAATAGCGTTGGCCACGCCAACTAAAAACGGTGGAACTTGGTTCAAGTACAAGAGTTACAACACTAGCGAAGAAGCGGCCGAAGCGGCTATAACTTTCGACGCCGAAGGCGAAACTGTTTTCTTTGCAGTTAACTCATTTAAAGGTTGGTACTTAGACGAAGTCAAGGGCAAGAAGCGAATAAGAACTCAAGAGAATGTTTCCTCATGTCGTTCGTTGTACGACGACTTCGACGTCGGCTCAGACGATCTCAAAAAATACACGACGAGAAAGGATGCGTTAGCCGACATCGTTAAACTTGCAACAGCGTTACAACTAACCCCCACTATTACCTCATCTGGTGGGGGTTATCACTGCTACTTCTCAGTAGACCAAGATATAGATAAGAAAACTTGGGAAGAACTATCAACTTTTAAACGCAACATCACGACTCATCTAGGAATTAAGGCTGACAGAGCCGTCGATATGGATAGTGCTCGTATACTGCGCCCCGTCGGAACACACAACCGTAAAAAGAATCCACCAGTAGAGGTACAACTAATAAAGGAAGGCAAACAGTACCCTCTGGAAACCATTAGGAGTAAATTCCAAGAGTATATAAAGGCGAATAAAGTTGCCTCTGTTCCAATTAAGAGTAAGGCAATGGCTAACCCATTCGCAGCGGCACTAGGGGATTACCCCATAGCAGACGCTAACTTAGTTGCCGAACACTGTTTCGCTATCCGCGAATTTAGAGACAAAAAAGGTGATATACCAGAACCACATTGGCATAGAGCAATTGGAGTAGTTAAGCATTGTGAGAACGGCGAACAGATTATTCACGACTGGAGCAAAGGCCACACTGGGTACAGTAGAGCGGAAACCCAAACAAAAATTGATGATTGGGTAGTTGGGCCGACTTCGTGTATTGAGATGGACTCTCTCATTGGTTGTATGAAAGCCTGTCCTGTGTCGGATAAATGTAAGTTCTCTATTCAATTAGGACATAAAGAGGAAGTTGAGTCAGTAGCAGAAGAAACGCAACCTGAGAATTCAGTTCCACAAAGCACAGTACCAGTAGTAGAAGGACAGACTATTCCTTACTGGCCTACTAGTGGTTTTAGATGGAACGGTAAAGCCTTATCCAGGTCTATTAAAGATGCCGACGGCGTCGTTCATTGGCGGTCCTTTTGTCGGTCGTTCATCTATCCCATTAACAGAATTAAAGACAGCGAAGGCACTTGGGTGGTACACTGG